AGTATTTAAATCATATTGCCAATTTTTTTTATTTGCTAGATTTATATAATGAGATATAACACTACATGCCCAGTGGGTCTCATACCACCAATTAACTTTAGAATTGCGTACTGTATGATCGGTTCTTCCATGCTCATCCCCACCAACACCAGCATCCTCAAATGGTACTCTATCTTCTTCCATCTGCTTGAGTTCCTTTACCATGAGATCCACCAACTCAGGTGGGAGAATCTCTGTATAAAAGACAACTGGTTTGTCTGTAATTACATGGGGTTCAATACTTAACCCTTCTAGATCACCTGCCATAACATACCTTAAGATAACAATATTTTACATTCAAGATTACTACTTGTCAATCTCTGCTTTTATATATGAGACGATCAGAACTCCTCTCCTACCAGTGCTCCTATTGTACGCAAAATGCTCTCCTTCTTCATCAAATACATTTAGATTACCATTACTCAATACTCTAGTCTCACCACCACATACCAATGCACTATCACCATCCTCTGGTATGTCTAGAGATAGATGGAATTTATATACTGTAGAATCTAGATACTGAGGATCTATTCTCTTGTCTCCATCAGCATGAGGATCTAACTCTGCACCTGGTTCTAGTATAGAAAAGACTGCAAGAATTGGTTTTACATCCTGTGCTAAAAGTAAATCAGTGGTAAAGGAATGTCTTACTTCTAATGGTGTAAGTTTGATTTCTTTACGACTAAAAACTAAAGGACATACTTGCCACATATATCCAGTATACTTTGGAATAAAAGTTTCAAAATCAGTCGAGTCGGCAGTAAGATTATAAGTATGAGAATAATCAAAGAAGTATGACATATCTCTAAATCGGATATAGTCTTTTGTAATCTTGTCCAGATTATCTGTAAAGATCTTAGGATCTATTTTTGTGTCTTCGTTGATAAACATTTTTAGATAGGTTGTAAATTGTAATCCTCATCATAAATGGCATACTGCATACCATCTTCTTTAACATCACCAAAGTTGAATACTTTTTTTGATAGAACACTTCTCTGATTAGTTCCTAACTTCTCAGATTCTTTAGTGTGACCTAAATCAAATTTAATTCCAAGTGGATCAGAGACAATTATATCTCCAGGTTCTCCCTTAAGTCCTGCCATGCCAGAGTCAGTTCCTATTAATAACTCTTTCATTTTTCTAAAACTACTAATAGCAATCTTAGCACGTTCTTTGGGGGTGAACTCCGTTGGATCTACAAGGTATTTAACATCCCATCCAACGTCACCAACTCTACCTGGTTCTGGATACTTAATATTTTGAATTAGATGTTTGATCTTATCCGTAACTTTAGAAGAAGAATGTTTGGTTCTTAAGGTCTCATATTCAAGGTTGATATAAGTTAATTTATTCTTATACTCAATTACATAAGGACAAACAACTATTCCATTACCTCTAAAATTAAAGGCAAACTTTGTTCCAACCTTAAGTTGAACTCCTTCAATTGGTGAGTCATCTTCATACCCTAAGGTCTTTATATAATCATGAATTTTCATCGTACTTCAAAATCCAATCTCTTAACCTTTCTCCTCTTCCTATTCTCTTGCCACTCTATTTCTTCCTTACTGAATGAAGTCTCCTCCATACCGTGAATATGATTAATCATAACAACACTACTCAAATCCTTAGCACTGACTGTCTCTTCTCTAACAATCATTTGATTAGAGCACCCACAGCACTGTGGTTTTTTAGAACTGGCAATTTCCATGCCACACATGTTACACCTGACTAGTAGCATCTTCTTCCTCCTCGGTGTCGAACTCCGTAATAGCATCAACAGGAACTTCTGCTTTTCCTATACGATACCAATGAACCATATCACCAGTTTTATAACTAGGACGCTCTCCAATATACTCTAGATCAGGAAAACTATGTTCCCTCATTACTGCCTGAAGTCGGTAGTGTAGTAACTCTTCTCTTGTTGGCATAACCAAAACTCAAACTAATACGTGGACCTTTATTACATATCGGATTATGATATGTATATGCAGGAATAAAAAGACTATCACCAGGTTCTAAATGAGCATAAGTACCATCATCAAACCCATATGTCATTTTACCTCTTGCCTGTACTATAATAACATCCGTATCATCATTGTGTCTACCATAGGTAGGTGCTCCCTTAATGAATGAAGCGTACACATGCATACTCGTAACAGACTCCTGAAGATCAACCTCTTCAAGAGCAGGATAAAGTGTACCAGGAAAATAATTATTGCTGAAACAAAATAATGAAGGAAACGTACCGCTTCCTTCACCAACAATTCTAATATGATCTTGACTGAGATCGTGATCCATTTTATCAATCACGTCATCCCATGTAATTCCTTTACACTTCTCAAACCTATTTTTAATTAATTCATATGTCATGGATTAAATGGGCAAGGTTGGATTTGAACCAACGTAGGCATGGCCAATGGATTTACAGTCCATCTCCTTTAACCACTCGGACACTTACCCTTATGGTAAGGGTGGGAGGTAGGAATTATGTATACCTACAAGTGAGGGGCATTGCTACATTGAGTAGATTTTTACCGCACTGTACACGTCCTGTCTGGTAAGACAATTCTGGAGACTCCTCCAGCGAGCACCACCTCTGACGTATCACCTTAACTAGCCTTATGCCAGCAAGTTTATTCAGTCACTCCCGTGTTACAACCGTCGCTGCAACAAATCTATTATATCAGGTCGTGTATGGGTTGTCAACCCTTTGGTCCACGCTTAGGTGTATAGTGATCTTCAAACTTCTGGGTCTTCTTGCCTGTAGGCATACCAGTAATGGTATCTAATCCCTCTCTATGTACTTGAGAAGTTTTGTATAATAATTCTGCTTGGGCATTCTTCTCCATTACCTGAGGTAGGATTGAATTCTCATCATCTCCTATCTGTTGGGCAATATATTGCTGAAATCCAGTAATATTATCCGCACCAAAATCCCCCAGTTCTTCTCTGGTGATATGCTTAATGCCTTGCTGTTTGTCTAAGTCCATATTTCTCAGTGGTGATAAAAATTTCCATTAGAATGGAACATGGGGTCCTCTTCAGGAACCCTATTATATAGCTGTGATTGTCCCTTAAAATACTTCCTTCCTTCCAATTTCTTAAGAGCGTTACAAACACCGAGTTGCCCTTTGGGTGATGACAATTTTGCGACTAATTCTGGATCTATCTTCTTATTCGGAAATCTTTTTATTCCATCGTATTGATGGGGTTGATTGATAACTCCCTGTATAGAATCTGGGAAGTCGTCAGATACAACTCGGTTCATAACATTAGCGGCAACACCATATTCATCTGCGGAATGACGGTATGCCTCAACTTGTACTACTCTTGCTACTTCTACGTACTCAGCGGGGGTGAGAGTAGAGTACATTAAACATACTAAAGGAATCGGAATCATAACAAAAAAAACTTTTAAGGGGTTAGTTGACTTAGTGTGATAGCAGTCTTTTGAATCTTATTATACATGAGGATTAACTCCTCTGATGACACATGCTCCCATTTATGATACAAATCGTTAAGTTGACTGACGTAAGTTTGATTGCCTCCTGTTGTTCCTATGCCAGACATTTGATTTGCAACTATGGACTTGACGAGCATGTCCCTAGTATACTTGCTTGTCATTTAAGTTTACTAATAATCCAACATAAAAGAATTGTACCATAAAAACATAAAATGCGGAGCAAAATTCATTGCATCCACATATCAAAACTCTTTTACTTGGCTGATTTTACCTGTTGAGGTACTAATTATTTAGGAAATTAGAGTTCCTTCATAGTAGTCCTTCTTGTAATAGCGTCCTAGGACATTGCTATTATAGTATGCGGGAGTACCATCGTCAAGTGACTCTGTTAAAACATTATTAAGGAATAACTGTCTAGTCTCTTCGTAGTTTACTTTGCCTGGAGTTTGGTAGAGTCCAAGGATTTCCCGTTTGAACGCACTGTTCCCAAGTAATTTTCTATCTGCTTTAAGTTCTTCAGAGCTTCCGTAGTATTTTTTCCAGTCACTCTCAGTCGTAACCCGTCTCTTACCACCTCTAGGTTTACGACGCTGGCAAAAGTATTTGCGTCCGATGTACTTCCTGCCCGACTTGAGATTAGTAATGCAGTAGACGTAACCGAAGAAGTCGCCAATATCAGCAGAAGTGAAATTTGTACCCTTATATAACCAGGGGTTTTCATAATCTCCTTCACCCACTGTGGTCTTTGTGGTGGTGTCCATCCCATAAATTTAATTGTCATGTCAAATATTTAGTATTAATTCCCAAGTCTCTTTATAGTCATTGACATTGTAACATGATCCCATCATATTATCTACTATTGCCATTGCTAAAGGCCAGTCATTCTGCCCTTCCTTCATCATATCACCAAAGAAGTGTAGGTCATCAGTCTTATCAAAGTCTCTTAAGATCTGACTCTTATTCCTTCCCTTCGGTGCTAGATCTAATCCAGTCTGCCCTCCTACCTGTACCTCTAGGTCTGGGAACTGGTTCTTAAGTCTGTCTGCTATATCAACTCTCTCTAATCTTTCCTTATCCCATTTAATATATTCTTCCCTACCATGAGATGCATCTTTACCCCTACCTAGGATACTAAAGTTAACTCCACCTGGTCTTGTCTCAATATGCATTCCATTACGTATTGGAAAACAACTATATGCTAACTCATCTTCTAAAAATCTTTCTACATTCTTAGGTAGTTCCCACTCATCTCTATAAACATTTACATCCCTTTCATACACATCACTACCAGAACAATTATATACTCGTTTAGCAGTGTAGCATATATCAAGTCCTAACTGTTCTAAAGTCTTCTCACGGTCACTACCAGTAACCAGAGAGACGTGATTGTTACGACAGAATATAAGGAACGGAGCCCAAAATTCATGCTCAATCTTTTTGCGACTAGGGGTTAGTGTCCCATCAACATCAAAAATATACTTACGCATGATTGATTGTATTCTTCAAAAATATGTACAGTAAAATACTGATACATACCCATACTATAAATGTGGTCATAATTTAAATCCTGAGAAGGTGTCCTTCTTAACATCTTGTTTGATACCACCAACAACATAGGACTCAACCTCTGTCTCCTGTGGTGCTACCTGTAATCCCTTAGAAGAGATCCAATGCTCTGTCCAAGGTAATGGATTGTTCTTAGCAGGAATATCGTATTGAGGTTTTAAACCAATAGATCTCATGCGACGATTTGCAATCCACTCAACATACTTCTGTAGAAGTTTGTCATTCAATCCTATCATACTTCCATCTTTAAACAAATACTCTGCCCACTTCTTCTCTTCATTCACAGCACGATCAAACATTTGATATGTCCAGTCTTCCTCCTCCTTAGAGATCTCTGCCATATCTGGATCGTCATGACCCTTTTTCCAATAATTTAATATGTTTTGGGTGAGGGCAAGGTGTTGGTTCTCATCTCGTGCAATGAGGGATATAATCTTAGCTGACCCCTCCATAAGCTTAAGTTCACCAAAGGCAAAACTACAAGCGAAACTAACATAAAACCTAATACCTTCCAGTATGTTGACATTTGCTACTGCTCGATACAACTGACGTTTTAGATCCTTTTGAGACCATACTGCTGATGGAGATCCTTTGGATGATTCCTTCCACATACATCCATTACCCCACTCCTGTGCATATCTAATAAAATTATCATAAGATTCTGTAACACTTGCAGCACGTTCAAGAATCTTATCATCAGTAAGAATAGTATCAAGAACATCAGCAGGATCTGGATATATATTCTTGATCACATAAGTATATGATCTACTATGGATCATCTCCATAAATGACCATACTTCCATACATGCTTCCAACTCAGGTAAAGAACAGTATGGTAAGAATGCCATACCAGGTGCTCTGCCCTGCACAGAATCTAACATGATCTGATACTTCAAGTTGGAAGTATAGATATGCTTTTGCTCTGGTCTTAATGATTGATAATCACCACGATCCTTTTGAAGTGATACCTCCTCAGGTCTCCAAAAATATCCTAACTGCTGTTTAGTTAGATTCTCAAACTGTGGATACTTAAAACTATCATAACGCTGAACTCCTAGGGGAGCACCAAAAAACATTGGTTGCTTTTTAGTATCTACTTCATTTGTATTGAAGACTGTCATCCCAGATATATTTTTATCCATCATATCTTACAAGACTCACAATCATCTTCATCAAGATTACACATTTCGTCAAGTAAACTTGCTGTTTGACCTTGAATACCTACTTCTGCTGCCTCATCATGCCATCCAATGGGATGAGCAGGTTCATCATCACTCTTCATATCATATGTATTCTGATAGTATGAAGTCTTCCAACCATACTTAAAGGTTGTTAAAAGATCATTTGCCATTTGTGATACAGGAACATCAGAATCCTCAAAATGAGTAGGATTATATGACCAGTTACCACTGATTGCTTGGTCAAAGAACTTCTGCATAACTGCTACAATATTAATATATCCTTCATTGCTAGGCATATCCCATAGCAATGTATAGTTATTCTTTAAGGTTCCATAAGATGGAACAATCTGCTTAAGAGGTCCCTTCTTTGATTTTTTAATGGACAAGTAGTCTCTAGGTGGCTCGATTCCATTGGTTGCATTTGACACAACGGAACTGCTCTCCGAAGGCATTTGTGCGGACAATGTTGAGTGCCGTAGACCGTGGGTGGTGATAGCCATTCTAAGAGATTCCCAGTCATGTTGCAAG